AAGCCAATTTTAATTAACCCAAATGAGGATGGAATAAAGGTGTATTAGAATGCCAGCAGAAATAGTAGCAGCGGTTGCAGCCGCTAACCAGGCATTTAACTTTATTAAGAAAGCCGTCCATAAAGGGAAAGAAGTACAAGACTTAACAAGAGCAATTAGTAAGTTCTGGGATGCTAGAGAAGAAGTCAGCGTCTTAGAACAAAAAGCAAAGACTACAAGTAAGATAGGTAAGTTGCTAGGTAGTAGTTCAATAGAAAGCCAAGCACTAGAGGCTACGCTTCAGAAACAGAAGGCAGAGCAGCTAGAAAAGGAATTGAAGGATTTATTCTATTGGACGGGTAACGCGAACCTTTGGCACGATATGTTAAGGGAACGCATAAGGATAAGGAATTTAAGGATAGCAGAGGCAAGGAAAGCAGCACAAACTAGAGCGGCCATGATAGATATATTAGTAGTGTTTGGTTGCTTTATAGGATTAGTGTTTGTTTTCTATTCGGTGAGTCTAATTGGAAAATAGAATAGACAGGATTGAAAGCAAGATAGATGACCTTCAAGAGGCTGTTGTTTCCTTGGCCCGTGTAGAGGAAAGAATCACCACTATCTTTAATCGTCAAACATCTATTGAAGATAGAATAAATACGATGGACGATAAGTTACAGAAGATGTCGCCGTCTGTTGCCTTTGGTGAAAGAATATTTTGGATACTAATTGTAGCTACTGTGACTGTGATAGGAAGAATGTTATGAGACGAATTGGAAAAATGATACGCGAGAAAGTTCAGGACATGACTGAAGAAGAAGCAGGCAAAGTGGTTGTCTGTACTTTAGGTCTTGTTGTTATCTTATTCTGTGCAGTTATATTCTTATGATAAGCGCGTTGATTGGCCCAGTCAGTGCTATCTTAGACAAGGTAATACCTGACAAAGACCTGAAAGAAAAGCTGTCTCACGAGATAGCTACTATGGCTGAGCGTCATGCTCAAGAGCAGGTCATGGCTCAAATTGAGGTTAATAAAGTTGAAGCAGCTCACAATAGTATGTTTGTTGCTGGTTGGAGACCTGCCATTGGCTGGATATGCGCTCTTGGAATGGCTGGAAACTTCCTGGTAATACCCTTTGTAAATATGGCTTTAGAGTTATTTGATACTGGGGTAGTAGTTCCTTTAATAGCTTTAAGTGAGATGATGCCCGTGTTAATGGGTATGTTAGGTTTAGGTGCAATGCGAACCTTTGAAAAGACTAAAGGTGTCTCAAGAGAAAAATGATGACTATCGTAGAGTTTCCTGTTAACAAGATGGACTCTATTGCTGAACAAGCAGACGCAGAGCTTTATGAGTGGTGCTTAGAAAAGATAGAGCAAGGATTAGACCCTGTATATCTTTCAGGAGTTCTCCAGTACAACTCTCTGCATCTGTTATCAAATATGATTGAGGAAGAGTAATGGGTTCATTTACTAGACTAAGAGGAACTTCATACCTATACAATCCAAGTACAGGTATGTTTAGTCAGGTTTCAGACCTGCCTTCATTTGTTGATGACTCTGCTCCCGCAATTAATATTACTGGAAGTTTTGGTGGCGGTACTGACACTCAAGCCTTTTATGACGCTCTTGCAAAAGATTATGAAGAGCAACTTGCTACGCAAGAAGTAGAAGATTTATTTACCAACCAGCTAGCCTATCAACCTCCTGATGACTTTGTTGGCCCTCCTGAGCCTGAAGATGATGGAATAGCAATGGTGGACTTGGTTCCAGAGGTAAAGGGCGTTGTAACAGATGACCCTAATCAAATCTGGAAAGATACAGATAAAGATGAGCTAGACTTAAAAGGCTTTATAGATTTAGCGTTTGATGTATTTGGTGCTTACAACAAAGATGCAATTACTAATGTTGTAGACCTAGTTAATCAAAGAGGTATATCTGTAGGTGAGGTAGCACAAGCTACGGGTAATAGTGTTGAGTCTATCAATCAAGCGGCAACTGAATCTGGTACTGCAATTGAAAATCAGGGTACTGACGATGTGTTAGGAGATGGGGCAGGGGATACTGATGGTATGGGAGATGTTGCTGGCACTCCTACACCCACAACACCTACTCCAACAACCCCTACACCAACCCCTACGCCTACTCCGACTCCCGAGCCAACACCCGAGCCAACACCCGAGCCAACACCCGAGCCAACACCTGAACCAGATGTTGAGCCGCCAAGTGGGATATTTACTGAACCAGTAGGAGATGATACGCCACCTCCTGAGACACCTATTCAAATCCTGCAAACACCAGAAACTCCTAAGCCAACTCGTCAAGGGTTGTTAGCTGTTATTCAGAATACCCCTGTAACTGAACAGATGTTTGCGGGCGAGTTGTTTGAAGCAAAACTTAGAGAATTAACTAATGTTCCTGAAGCGTTAGGAATGATTCAAGACATAGGAAGACGATTCGTATGACTTATTTAGATTTAATTAATAACGTCCTCCGCAGATTACGAGAGGACACAGTAGATACAGCTAATGCTACTGACTACTCTCATCTTATAGGTGACTTGGTTAATGACGCTAAGAAGATTGTGGAGAACTCCTTTGACTGGACTGCATTAAGGGACTCTATAACTGTTAACACTGTAAGTGGTACAGATACTTACTCACTTACTGGTAGTGGTGATTTGGCTGTTATAAAGGACGTAATGAACACTACGTCTAAAAGGTTCATGCATCTTAGAAGTAAAGAATACTTTAACAATGTAACCTACAACACTACACCACAATCAGGCTCTCCTGATTATTTTACATTTGTGGGTACAGATACTAATAAAGATTTAGAAGTCCAAGTTTATCCAAAGCCTGATGCAGCATACGCTCTAAGGTTTGATGTTGTTAAACCACAGACTGATTTGACTACTGACTCAGATAGTTTGTTAGCACCTACCAACCCTGTTATACAACTAGCCTACGCTATGGCTTTAAGGGAAAGGGGTGAGACTGGCGGTCAGAGTGCAGCAGAACAATTCGCTGTAGCCTCTACTTCTTTATCTGACGCTATTGCATTTGACGCTAACAGATACCCTTCTGAGTTAACCTTTCAGGTACGATAATGGCCCAGAAACTACAAAGCATAACAATTACAGCTCCAGGCTTTGCGGGTATAAACACCCAAGATGCCCCGTTAGCTCAAGACCCTACCTTTGCATCGGTTGCAGATAACTGCATTATTGACAAAGAAGGGCGGGTTGCTGCGCGTAAAGGTTATGACATGGTGTCTACTAATGGCCCTGCTGTATTGGGGAGTTCTGATGGTATAGAAGCTATACATCAGTTTAGGGATTCAGGTGGGAATGTAGTTGTATTCTCTGCTGGTAATAGCAAGATATTCTCAGGGACTACTACTCTTACTGATGCAACTCCTGGGTCTTATACTGTATCTGATGATAACTGGAAGATAGTTAACTTTAATGACAAGGCGTATTTCTTCCAAAGGTCACAAGAACCTCTAGTATATTCTAATGCTGCTGGTGCTGTACAAACTATGTCAGCACATTCTGGCTCTGCGGGTACACCTCCTCAGGGTAACGAAGTTTTAGCGGGTTTTGGTAGGCTTTGGGTGGCTGACTTTGCCACAGATAAGTCTACTATCTACTGGAGTGATTTATTAGATGGGACTGTTTGGACTGGTGGTTCTTCAGGCTCTATAGACGTATCTAAGGTTTGGCCTAATGGGTACGATGAGATTGTAGCTTTATCTGCTCATAATGGATTCTTAGTTATCTTTGGTAAGGACGCTATCCTTATTTACGAAGGCGCTGATTCTCCTTCTACTATGACCCTAGCGGATACTATATCTAACATAGGCTGTGTATCTAGGGATGCCGTTGTTTCTACTGGTAAGGATTTAATCTTTTTAGACCGTTCAGGCGTAAGAAGTCTGGCAAGAACAATTCAGGAAAAGTCCTCACCTATTGGGGACATATCTAAGAACGTCAATAATGACGTTAAGAATCTGGTAGCTAGTGAAACAGGTAACATCTCTCTACATTACTCTCCTAAAGAAGCCTTTGTCTTGGTTAACTTTCCCGTCCTTCAGACGGTGTATGTCTTTGATACTAGATTTCCTCTCCAAGATGGTTCGTACCGCGCTACCACTTGGTCTAGCATGGCACCACTACGCTTCACTAATCTGGTGGATGACACTATTTACATTGGGAACGCAACTGGCATTGCTGAGTATGATAGTTATACAGACGGGACAGGCTTCTATCAGTTAAGTTACTTCTCACACCCCTTAGCGTTTGGGGACAGTTCGGTTCTTAAATTCTTAAAGAAAGTTAACCTAACTACCTTTGATGGCGCCGAAGCCCCGGTGGTATTGAACTGGGCATACGATTACTCAAATGCTTATAAGAAGCAGGTTTATACACTACCTGCTAATAACGCTGCACAATACAACATCTCTGAATACAACACTCAAGCTGAATACTCCAGCTCATTAAATCTAATCAACAGGCAGAAGATAAATACTTCTGGTTCTGGAGCTGTTGTATCTGTAGGAGTAGAAACAACTGTGAACGGTAAGTCTATTGCTATTCAACAACTAAACATTCATGCACTACTTGGAAGGATTGTCTAATGACTGACTATACAAAGACAACGAACTTTGCCGCCAAGGATTCTCTGGTGTCAGGAAATCCTGCTAAGGTGGTGAAGGGAACTGAAGTGAACACCGAATTTGATAACATAGCAACTGCGGTATCTACTAAGGCTAACTTAGCTGCCCCGACATTTACGGGGACTACAACTGCCGCAAACCTCACAGTGTCAGGAACATTTACTGGCACTATTGATGGAGGGACTTACTAATGGCACATGCATGGTGGCATCCTGAATGGATGGAAGATGTTAGCGGAGCAATAAGCGGGGCTGGAGACTTCCTTAAAGACACTGGTCTTATTGGCGGGACTCTTGGCGGATTAGTCGCTGGGGTAGGCCAAGAGGCTATGAATCGCCAGGCTATGGAACGCATTGAAGAAATGCAAAAACAGGCTGTGACTGCGGTTGCTGGGCAACCTACTTTTCCCACTTATGAAGGCGGTTTGCTGGGTGAGGTAGGAAGGCAGTCTCAGTTCAAACCATTTACTGTCACGGGAACGAATGTATTTGGTCAGCCTTCTGCTGCAACTATATCTCAAACAGGTACTGAGCTTGCTCTAAGCCCTGAAGAAGCTGCATTACAAAGGTCTTTGACTGGATTTGGTCAGCAGGCTTTTGATTTCTTGGGCGACCCTATGGCTAGGGGTGAGGAGCAGACTAATATTATTGGTATGTTGACTCAAGACCCTGCTGCTAGAGCTGGTAGAGAAGCAGATATATTTGGCAGACTAGAGGCTGTACAGGCTCCTGAAAGAGAAAGAGCCAGACTTCAGCTAGAAGAAAGACTCTTAGGCCAGGGTAGAAGTGGTGTCCGTACCTCTATGTTTGGTGGCACTCCTGAAGAACTAGCCCTTAATAAAGCCATTGAAGAGCAACGCGCAGCATCTGCCGTATCTGCTATGGAACAAGCTAGAGCTGAGCAAGCCCTACAATCTAAACAGACTCTACAGGGTTTGGGTGAGTTTAGAGATAGAATGGGCCTATTTGGCCAGCTTGGATTACAGGCTATACCTACAGCTTACACACCTCAGCAAGAGCTATTGAGGACGTTAACTCCACAACTGGAGGCTTCACGTCTAGCATCCTCCTTACAGGCCACTGGGCTAGGTTTAGGGGCTGGTTTGGCAGAAGCTGGACTAGAAGCACAGCTTGGTTACACAGACATTCTTGGTCAATTAGAACGTCAGAGATACCAGGGTCTGTTTGATTTGCTAAGAGCAGAAAGGCAAGCCCAAACCCAAGCTGCATCTGGTGGAAGTGGAGGGTCTGGGAATTTTACGTTTGGTGACGTTATAGATTATATAAGCAGTCAAGGAAATCCTTGAGCTTGGAGATTATAAATGCCTATTAACATACAATCTTTATTTAGCGACATTATTGAGACTCCTGCTCAAAAGCAACGGAGGCTTTTAGAAGAGGGTTTGGTTCAAGCCTCTGCTATTCCACAAAGCTCGGGTCTTGTAAGAACTGGCCTTGCTACGGATATTATGCGTGATATGCCCCGACAGAGAGAGCAGTTTCGCAGGAATGTGGGTGGAATGTTAGGCCTGGACGTTAGGAGTGAGTCTGAGAAGGTTCAGGACGCTCTGAAAGGTGTAGACCCTAATGACCCGCAAAGCCTTCTTCAAGCTGCACAAGCTGTAGGGAATTTAGGACTAGGCGCTCAATCTGCTCAGATGCGAGCTATGGCTGCTGATGTGACTAGGCAACAGCAAGCTGATTTGATGGCCCAGCAAGAGTTTGCTATGGGTCAAGCAAGAGATATTCAGGCTATTTCTGAGTCTCAGGAAAGACAAAGAGCAGCCATTGAGAATAGACTGCTTGCTCAGCAATCAAGAGAGCAAGGTTTAACGTCTTTTGAGCTTAATGAAAAACTTGACAGGATAAATCTTGAGGAGGCTGAAATTAAATTAAAGCAGCTTAAAGAAGGTGGCTCAGTAGACGAGATATTTGGAGGGCAAAAAATACTTCCTAATGGAACTATTTACTATGCTTCTAAATCTGGAGACCCGATAGTAAAAGACATAAATGGAAATGTTCTTACAGGAGAAGAGGCCAGAGCTTCTTTGGATGAAGGCCGTGAAATGGAAACAGAGCAGCAAAGAAACATTTATCAAGCAAGAAGACTTGGTACTGCGTCAGCACTCATTGCAGCAGATTCATTTGAACAAATTGGCACTAGTAGGGTTATGTTATCTAGTCTTAGAGATGCCGCAAGACTTGTTGAAGAGGGTGCAGCCACTACAGAACTAGAGGCTTTTTTGAAACCATTAAATCAAGCTACAAGCTTTTTAAAACAGGTTACTGGACAGCTTACTTTAGACCAGCTTAGTCAAGTCACCATGGGAGCTTTGAGCGAGAAAGAGCTTGAGCTTCTTCAAGCAACTGCGGCTCCAAGTGGATTTGATAAGCCTGCAATTATCAAATGGTATAAAGATAAAGCTGCGGCTACAGAAAAAGCTCTTGGTGTTTTGGAGCAACAAGCTGTTTATTTTAGTCAGCCTGGAGCAAATCCTGGAGAGTGGATTCAAATTCAAAAAGAAGTAAGAGAAAGCCAAGCTCAAGCCGCTCCAGGGCCAGATGCTGACGAAGGAAGAAGGTCAGCATTGGGGAAAGTATTGGGTAGAGATATACCTTCTGAAGCACAACCAGCAGACGCTGATGAGGCGGCCTTAGAAGCGGCAAGAAGAGAAATCCTTAGAGGTAGATAAGATGGCTGATAATTTACTGCAAGTAGCTAGAGACATACCAGAAAGGTATGTTCGTGAGCTTTCTACTGAGGATTTGAATGCTATAGCAGATGGCAGAGATGATGATGTCTCTATGTCTGGTCTTCAAATACTTATGAAGGGCAAAGAAGATTTAGGCATTGGTGAGCTTCTTGATATTGGCGGTGCTGTTGCTGGTGCTGGTACTGGTGCAGCCATAGGTTCTGCTTTTGGTCCTGTTGGAACAGTTGTTGGTGGAGTTATTGGCGGCGCAGTAGGAACATTTGCTGGAGAAGTTGCTGAAGATGTAATAGCCGACAGAGAAGTTCAATTAGGATTTCAAGAAGGCGGTGCTGCAAGAGAGGCTACTATTGGTGCTGTATTTGATACGGTTACTTTAGGCGCAGGACGAGGCATAAGAGCATATCGTGGATACAGAGCAGCAAATCCTAGTTTATCTGAGATGGGTCAAGAGTTTAGACCTATTTTAGACGTTATAGATGCTGCTCCAGACAGCCCAGCAGCATTAGCACAAGCTCAAGAATTTGCTTTAAGGTCTGGCGGCCCTTCATTGTCACCTACAGCTACAGAATCTGCCTCAATGCTGACTCAAATTGGTAGAGAGCTTGGGGAGATGGGTATCTTTTCTTCAAAATATTACGATGAAGATATAGCAAAACAAAAAGACGCTGTTTTAGATGCTTTTACATCTTTTTCAAATCAGGGTGTAGCAAGAACGCAAACAGAACTTGGAAAAGAGTTTATAACCCTAAAGTCTGCTGCTGACAAAGCAATGCACACTGTTTACGGAAGCCAGCTAGATACTCTTAAAAACTTAAAATCAGCAAGAAGCTGGGTAACCGTTGAGCCAATTGTTAAAAATTTAAGAGAGTTTTCCAAAAAATACGAAGCTACTCTTTTTAAGCCATTTGAAGGCCAAGTTGTTGTATCTAGCTTAGATGAAGGCGCAGTATCTCTAATCAATAATCTTGTTTCTGAACTTTCTGGCGCTGTTACTGGGCGATTTGCCAAATCAAGGCTAGAAGACGTTATTAATTTAGAGAAGCGCATAAATCAAGAAATATCAAAGATGGTTCCTGGTTCGGCTTATGGTAATGGAGTTGCTAGGAGGCAGCTTCAAGAGCTTCATAATGAGATAAGAAAAACAACTATAGGCATGATTAGGAAAGTAGACCCCTCAATGGCTAAGATTTACCAGAGGATGCAGAGAGAGTACAAGAATGGCTTGGACTTTCTTGATGAAAGAGGGGTTGAAAACCTTATAAAAAATGGTGTCAATAAAGAGGCTTATCAGGCAATAGGTAGAGATTTGCTTGGCAAGAACCAAGAAAAAACAAAGAAACTTATGACCTTGGCAGAGAGAAGCATCGCTATGAAGGCAAAAACAAAGCCCAAAATGGATGTCCGCTCTGAAATTAATAAGTTTAGAGAAAGCGTAAGAGCTTCTTATCTAAAAGAAAACAATATGGTAGAGACAAAAACTACTGGCAGGGCAGACCCAATTAGAAACATTTTCTCTGAAGATTCTGGAGCAGTAACTTTATTAAGAAGCGCAGATTCTGCTAAACAAATTTTTGGCGAGAGATGGCCTGAGCTTAAAAAGCTATTAAATCATGTCGTTACTATGTCAAAAACAAGAAACAGAAAGACTTTTTCCCTGGCTCTTAGCTCCGCTGAAATTGCGGCTGGTATTGGAGTTATAGGGGGTCTAGGTGCAGTTGGTGGCGGTTTAGTTGGAGCGGGTGTTGGTAGTTTGGCCGCCTCCGCATTGATACTAACAGCCCCAATATTTCTTTATAAGCTAACATCAAGACCTTCCCTGGTTAACAAGTATATTGCTTTGGACAATCAACTTGAGAAAGCTGCTAGAACAATGTCTCCTGAGCAAATACCAGAGATACTAATCTCTAACGTATCAAAGTTGTTGTCAGAGCTTCCAGAGGAAGACGTATTAGATATTAGGCAGGCAGTTTCTGACCCCAATTACAACTTCGGTCAATAGTTTTGAGGCAGTGCGGCATCCTGGGTTCCTCCACCCTCGCCTTTGGGTGCCGTACTGACCTCACCTAACTTTCTATAAACTTATCACACAGCGTTGACACAGGAAGATTTGTGTCGCGCCACTTTTTCTTATATCTATACTTAGTGGCTATACAGTCTCCAACCATTATGTCTCCCGCTCCATCGTGCGAGGCTATGATTAAAATAGCCTTCTTGTGATTACCTACAACATCAACCAGTCTTTCTAATGCTATCCTCTGGCCCGTAGGGAGTTCAGAGTCTTTATATTTACACTCAATGAATATAAACTTTTCATTTCCTATCTCTATAAAGCCATCAATGTCTGTAGGAGATATTTTGCCCCATC